GTTCATGCTTCTTCTCCAGTGTGTTGATGGTGACCAGCACCCTATGCAGCCTGCGCTGCGCCATGTTGAACGCCTTGAGCGCGATCTTGTGCTCGGCCCGCGCTACCTTCAGCCGCTCCGCAAACTTGTTCACTTCAGTGCCTCCAAGGCCAGTTGGGAAAGGGATTGCTTGTCGTGCAGCGCCGCCCAGATCTTGCGGTCCACGGTGTCTGCGGTCAGCAAGACATAGTTCCACACGTCACGCGCCTGGCCGCTGCGGTGCAGCCGCCCGATGGTCTGTTCGTACAACTCCAGCGACCACGGCAGCGACAGCCAGATCATGTGATGCCCGCCGTGCTGCAGGTTCAGCCCGTGGCCGGCGCTCTTGGGGTGAATGGCCAGCAGCCGCACCTGGCCAGCGTTCCAGCCCTTGATGACGTCCCACTTCTCGTCCATCGCCGCCAGCGTGGGGTAACGCCTGCGCAACTCGTTCAACTCCTCGACGTAGTTGTAAACGACGATGGTGTTGGCGTGCTGGTTCTCCGACAGGATGTCGTCCAGCGCGTCGAACTTGTGCGGCGACAACCACCGCGGCCCGTTGTCGGTGTACAGGAACCCGCTGGACATCTGCTGCAGTTTCTGCGTGACCACCGCGGCGTTCTGCGCGATGGTCGTCTCGTTGCCAAACTGCAGCACGAAGTCCTTCTTCATGGTGTTGTAGTCGTCCATCGCCATGCTGCAGGGCATCTCCACCGTGTGCAGCGGGGGTAGCTTGTCCTTGTACTCGCCAGGCTCCAGCACGAACGTGGCGGGCTTGATGCGCTGCATCACGGCGGGCAGCGAGCCGGGCCGGGGCTCCCACTCGGTGTGCGTGCCGCGGTTGTTCTGGTAGAAGTACTGCTGCATGAACGCGCCCTTGCTGCGGCCCAGCAGGCTCTGGTCGATCACCTTGCACTGCCCGAACACATCCTCCAGCCCGTTGCTGGTGAACGAGCCGGTCAAGCCCCAGCGAATCTCGACAGACTTGATGACCTTCTCAAACGCCTTGAAGCGTTTGCCGCTGGGGTTCTTCAGCCGCGTGAGTTCGTCAAACACCACCGCGTCGAACTGCACGTCCTGCTCGGCCAGCCACTGCAGGTTGTCGTAGTTGGTGACGATGACGTCAGCGTCACTGTCAAGTGCTGCTTTACGCTGGGCGGGCGTGCCGACCGCCACCCGCACCTTGAGATATGGCGCCCACTTGGTGGCCTCCGCAGGCCAGACCGAAGTGACCACCCGCAGCGGCGCGACGACGAGGAAGCGGGTGCCTTCGGCAGCCACCAGATCGCGCATGGCCGTCAGCGTGATCGCTGACTTCCCTGCACCAACCGGCGCCAACACCATCGCCCGGTCGTGCTCGTACAAGAAGTCAGCGGCTTCCTCTTGGTAGGGGCGCAGCTTCATACCGTCACCACATAGCGAAGGAAGTGATCCACGTCTGCAGCGCCGTAGACGCAGCAGTAGTCGCAGCCCATATTTTTGATTTCGTAGCGGAACACCTCCTGCAGCGGCGACAGCTTGCCGTTGTCGGTCTTGACCTCCACGAACCACACGCGGCCACCAGGCAGCACGACCAGACGGTCGGCCACACCACGGTGGGCGGGCGATACGAACTTGTACGCCTTGCCGCCGAGGGCTTCTACGCCCTTGACCAGCCTGCGTTCGACATCTTTCTCAAGCATGACGCGCCCCCCGCAGAACCCAAGCCCACAACGCGCCGCCGGCCACCTTGGCTACAAATTGCATTGCTACGATGTGCGGCATCAGCGCACCAAATGCGATGGTGGGAAACAGCAGGCTGTCTACTGCAGCTCCAGCCACGTTCGATCCGTTGGCCCGGAACAGCCACGACCCGCGCAACCTTGCAAACGCGCTCCAGTCCACCAGCGCGGCGGCGGTAAACGCGCACGCCGATGCAACGGCGATCTGGCCGGCTGCAGGGTTAAGGATGTACGTCAACGCGCCGGTGGCGGCGATCAACGCGCCCATCTGCCAAACTTTTAGCCGCACATGCAGCCAGTCGCGTAGCGCAAGGTCAAGGCCGATGAGGATGAAGGCGTTGATGGGTGAGATGCTAGGCCCGAAAGCAGCCACGGACAAGTTGGCCAGCGTCATGGCGGCGGCGTAAACGGCGATGGCAATGGAGAGGTTCATGCTGATTCCTTAAAGTCGTAGGTTGCTGGTGAGTTGAACGCTTCAATACGCTGGCGCATAACCTGCGCCCGCGCTTCCTTGGTAGGAGGAAGATAGTTGCCTTTCGCCCAGTGCTTATCTATGTTGACGTTGCGGGCGATGTTGGTGGAGTCGGCGCTGGTGAACGGCAGCCGCGTGTACACCTTGGGGTTTAGCATGCGAAGGCCGTGCAGCTTTACCAGCGGGCGGCCCTTCAGGTCGCACACGACACGCATTGTTTGGTCGATGCGAGCCCACCATTTTGCGTTGCCTACCGTAGCGAACTGGCCGCTGCTGCCGATGCACAGGCGCGGGTACGCGCAAGCAAGGCGCTCCAACCTTTCTAGCGATTCGTGCATATGCCAGACAGGCGCGCCGAACACAGCGCCCAGCGGCCACTCATCCAGCAGCGCGTCGTTAGCTGCTTCGTCGCCGTCTATGACGTCGGGGATTACGGCGAAGTCGCACCCTGGCGTCAGCCGGCACTCTTGCGCCCACTCGTAGAACGGGCGCCAGTCTTGAATTGGCCGCCCGTTTTTCCACGCAGGAAACGCGCCGTTGTCAACCGCAAACGACTGGCATATCTCCACCGCGACACCTAATTGACCTGGGTGTGCAAACGATACAAATGCGTGTCCACCGCCCACCGCGCAAACAGCCGATGTCTGCGGCGTGATGGGCAGCCCGTGGTAATGGATCAAGCGTCACTCCGAAATTTTGTGTTTGGCCATGTCCGTAACTTTATAGCGGAAAAAAGTCTTGTGCAAGTCTTTTTTGTGCGATACACTGCAGTCCTCATCAGTTCACTGGAGTCCACATGCAACACAGTAAAGTAGTCGGCGGTTCCTCCGCCAAGCGCGTCATCAACTGCCCAGGCAGCGTGGCGCTCGTTGCCAAGATGCCGCCGCAGGCCTCGTCCAAGTACGCCGATGAAGGCACCATGCTGCACGGCTGCATGGAAGACCTGCTGGCCGATGGCGAGATGGGCGACGTGATCGCTAAGCACAACCTGACGCCCGAGCAGGCCGAGAAGCTGCAGTTCTGCATCGACGCGCTTGACCAGATTGACCCCGAGCAGACGATGCAGTTCGTGCAGGAGGTCGAGGTGGAGTTTGAGGGCGTCAAGGCGCTGGAAGGCGTGTTCGGCAACGCTGACCTAATTGGCCGCATCGGCGACCGCGCTGTCGTGCTGGACTGGAAGTTCGGCGACGGCGTGATGGTCGAGGCCGAGGAGTCCGAGCAGGGTCTGTTCTACGCTGCTGCGGCCATGAAGACCAGCAAGGTGCAATGGGCATTTGACGGCGCCGAAGAGATCGAGATCGTGATCGTGCAGCCGCCGCACGTCAGGCGTTGGGTGACGACGTTCAAGCGCGTGCATGAGTTTGAGCGTGAACTGATCGCCGCTGTGAAGTTGGCGCAGCGCCCTGACGCTCCCGTCGTCATCGGTGACCACTGCCGGTGGTGTACCGCCAAGCCGATCTGCCCGCAAGTCAGCGGCGCGGTGGACCGCGTGACGCATACGGCGCTGGCCACGGTGGACCCCGAGGCGCTGGGCCAAGCGCTGGCGCTGGCCGAGCGGTTGGAGGACTTCATCGCTGACGCTCGCAAGCTGGCGCAGGAGCGGCTGGAGAAGGGCATGCCCGTGCCGGGTTATAAACTGGTGCCCAAGCGGGCGACCCGTCAGTGGGCTGATGAGAAGGCGATGCACGTTTTGTGGCTCAACGCCGGCATCTGCACTACCAAGTACCAAGAGATCAAATTGCGCAGTCCTGCTCAGATGGAGAAGGTCTGCAAGGAGCACGGCGTGGAGTTCCCGGCCAATCAGGTCGTGAGCGTCTCGTCAGGCAACACCCTCGCGGCGGAGAGCGATCCCCGGCCCGCGGCGGTGCTCATCGGGCAGCAGTTGGTTGCTGCCCTTTCTAAACTGAAGTGAAAGGTTCAATCGTGTCCAACAATATCGTTGCGTTCTCTCAAGCCGGTCTGCCGGCAGTTTCTTCCCTCTCCACGGCCCTTCGCGCCATCGCACCTGACGTAGGTTCCCTCACGGTTATTTTGAAGATGGACAAGACGGGTCACTGGGTGTTTGGCGCGGACCAGACCGAGGTGGAGGAGGGCTCCTTGTGGGCTGTCAATCCGTTCTCGTTCGTCCACGGCTTTATTGCGTGGGGCGCGGAAAGGACTCCGGCGGCGGGCACTGTTTTGGGTGAAAAAATGGTTGGCATCACGCAACCGTTGCCTGAAATGGGGCCTGCTCCGGAGAACAACGCGCGAGGGTGGGAGCCGCAGGTCGGATTCAGCCTGAAGTGCGTCAGCGGGGAAGACGCTGGCGTGGAAGCGCGCTTTGCCGTGACCAGCGTCGGTGGTCGGCGTGCGGTGCAAGGGCTTGCGGTGGCCATCGCCACTCAGGTGGAGAAGGACCAAACCAAGCCCGTGCCGGTTGTGGCGCTTAAGAAAGACCACTACCAGCACAGCTCTTACGGGCGCATCTATGTGCCCGTGCTTGATGTGCAGCACTGGGTCGGCATGGACGGCGCGGCTGACGAAGCCGAGGCGCCTGCCGAGGAGACTGCCGCCGAGCCGGCACCGACTGGCCGTCGTCGTCGCGCGGCCTGAGAGTAAGGGTGGCCCTTCGGGGCCATCTTTTTTATGCCCATCTGGATTGACTTCGAAACCCGCAGCGCCTGCGACCTCACAGTCGCGGGCGTTTACAACTACGCGCAGGACGCGAGCACAGAAGTGCTGTGCATGGCGTATGCGCATGACGACGAGGATGTGCAGGTCTGGACACCAGACCAGCCGTTTCCACAGAAAGTTTCGACGGCAATTCTTTCTGGTGTACAGATCCGCGCCCACAACGCAGCCTTTGAGCGGCTGATCTGGACGTATGTGCTGGGGCCGGATCATGGGGCGCCCGTGCCGGCGCTGGAGCAGTTCTACTGCACCGCAGCGCAGGCCCGCTCCAACTGCGCGCCTGGCAGTCTGGAGGACGTGGGGCGGTTTGCCGGCGCCAGTATGCGCAAGGATCACAAGGGCGCTGCGCTGGTGCGCAAGTGCTGCATCCCGCCGTTCAAGCACACCGAGCAAGACCTGGCCGACCTGTTTGACTACTGCGCTCAGGACGTCCGGGCGATGCGGGCCATCAGCAAGGCCCTGCGCCCGCTGTCTGCTGAGGAGCTGGCCGACTACTGGGCAAACGAGCGGATCAACGACCGTGGCGTGCTGGTGGACGTAGACTTGGCCAAGGCCGCGCAGACCTACGCTGTCGAGGAACTGGACGCCATCCAGCAGGAGGTGCGCGAGGTGACGGACGGCGAGATCACGTCGGTGCGCTCGCCCCGGATGCGTGAGTGGGTGTGGGCGCGGGTCGGCCCCGAGGCGCGCCGTCTGATGACGGTCCACAAAGACGGCGAAGAAAAGCAGTCGATCGACAAAACCGTCCGTGCCGCACTGCTGATCCTAGCAGAGGAAAACCCTGATGAAGTACCCCCTGACGCTGCGACCGTCATCCAGTGCGCAGACGACCTCTGGGCATCGTCGGTCGCCAAATTCGTCCGTATGGCCAACCTTGCGGATGTCGAGGATCACCGTGTGCGCGGCGCGTTCGTCTTTGGTGGCGGTGCTGCCACGGGCCGGGCGTCCAGCTACGGCCTGCAAGTCCACAATTTCGCCCGCAAGGTCGCCAAAGATCCGCAGGCCGTCCGTCATGCGATGTGCCGTAAACATCAGATCGTTCCTGCGTTCGGCAAGCGGGTGACGGATGTCTTGAAGGGGATGCTGCGGCCTGCGCTGATCCCGGCAGCGGGTAAACAGTTCGTCGTCGCTGACTGGTCGGCCATCGAAGGCCGCGTGAACCCGTGGCTGGCCAACACGCCTGCGGGTGACGCCAAGCTGGAGGCGTTTCGTCGCGGTCTGGACGCCTACATCGTCAACGCGGCCGCGACGTTCAACACTTCGTATGACGCCATATTGGCCGGTTACGAGGCCGAGGACGCGGTGTCCACCGGGCAGCGCCAGATCGGCAAGGTGCAGGAACTCGCCTGCGGGTTCGGAGGCGGCGTGGGCGCGTTCGCTGCGATGGGGCGCGTGTATGGCGTGAATCTGCCCGAGCATGAGGCCAAGCGGATGGTGGGTGCTTGGCGCAAGGCGAACCCGTGGGCGCCGCTGTTCTGGTCGGACCTTGAGCGGGCCTACATGGGCGCCATGCGGCGCAAGAGTCAGGCGGTGCCGGCAGGGCGGGTATCCTACTTGTTCGATGGGGCTCATCTCTGGTACGCGCTGCCGTCTGGGCGCATACTCTGCTATCCCCACGCTCGACTCGACTCGGATGGCATCAGCTACGCCAAAGCCTCTTGGAAACCCGCCGCTGATGCCAAGGAGTGGCCTCGCGCGCGCCTGTGGCCGGGTCTGGCATGCGAGAACGTCACGCAAGCCGCGGCGCATGACATCCTGCGCCATGCGCTGCGTGAACTTGAGCGCGAGGGCGAGGATGTGGTCCTGCACGTCCACGACGAAATCGTCTGCGAGACGAGCGACTCGGCGCGAACAACCGAACTGATGAAGCGGGTGATGACCAACCCGCCAGCATGGGCGGCGGGTCTGCCGCTGGGCATCGGCATCAAAACAATGACCGTTTACGGGAAGTAGGAGAACTGGCAAATGACATCACAAGAATTCATTGAGTACCTCGCCGCGCTCGCGCCTGCTGGCGAGACGGCCCTGATCGTGCGGCAGACGCCGCGCCTGGTGAACGGGGAGATGCAGTTCCACGCGAACGGCGCGATCAAAGCAAGCTGGCCGGCGTACCTGCCCACACGGCGGATCAAGGAGAGTGAGGCATGGTTCGGCAATACGGCCAGCTTCATCATCGACCGCTTCATTGAGGGCAAGCCCAGCGCAGGCGCCGCGAATTGCGAGTACGTCTTGGTGATGATGCTGGACGACGTGGGCACCAAGAGCAAGACGCCCCCGCTGGCTCCGACGTGGATCATGGAGACTAGCGCCGGGAACTACCAGTGGGGCTACGTCTTCAGCGACCAGCCGACCAAGCTGGAGTTCGCTGGCGCCATCAACGCCATCGCTGCGGCAGGCTACACCGACGCGGGCGCCTGCAACCCGGTCAGAAACTTCCGACTGCCCGGCAGCGTCAACTTCAAGCCTGGCAAGGACGCCTTTGCCTCGCGCCTGGTGGAGTGGGACCGCTCGCGTGAGTACACGCTGGCCGAGATCTGCGCCGGCCTGGGCGTGACGCCCGAGGCGGTCGAGTCGTTGGGGCCGCGGCCGGTGCGCCTGTCCGACGATGGGGCCGACGATGTGGCCACTTGGCTGTCCGAGCAGGGGCTGGTGCTCAGTAGGCCGAACACCGAGGGGTGGATGGGGGTCGTGTGCCCCAACGCCGAGGCGCACACAGACGGCAACCCCGAGGGGCGTTACCTACCTTCAGGGAGGGCGTACTGCTGCCTGCACTCGCACTGCATTGATCTGGACAGCGCCTGGTTCCTTGAGTGGGTGGCCGAGCGGGGCGGGCCGCGCCACACGCCTGGCCTGCGGGACGAACTGCTGCAGCAGGCGATGCTGCAGACCATCGGGCGGCTGACCCCCACGCCCGAGCTGGCCGGTGCGGTGGCCGAGATCATGGCCGAGGTGGACCGCGCCGAGGCCGCGCGCACCGACAAAGCCGACTGGTGGCACCGGTTCGCGTACGTGGTGTCCGATGATGCGTACTTTGACATGCGCGAGCGGCGCCAGTTCACGCGGACGAACTTCAACGCCCTGTTCCGGCACGTTAGTTGCAGGTCGATCCACGGCAAGAACCCCAAAATCGAGGCCAGCATCTGCTTCGACGAGCACCGCCAGACCAAGGGCGGGCGGGTGCTGGACGGTATCGCTTACAGCGCCGGGGATGACGTGCTGGTCGCCCGTGCCGGCGGCGTTTTCGGCAACAAGTGGCGTGACGGGCGCCCGGCGGCTACTGGCGGGGCATCGGACGCCGCGGCGCGCCCGTGGCTTGAGCACGCCGAGCGGATGATCCCGGATCCCGCCGAGCGTGAGCATGTGCTCAACGTGATGGCGTTCAAGGTCCAGCAGCCCAGCATCAAGATCAATCACGGCGTGCTGCACGCCGGCCGGCCTGGCAGTGGCAAGGATTCACTGTGGGCGCCGTTTTTGTGGGCCGTAGGTGGCGAAGGGAAGACCAACGTTGCGACCGTCAGAAACGAGGAGATTAACTCGCAGTGGGGCTACGCGTTTGAGAGTGAAGTGCTGGTGCTAAACGAACTGCGCCAGCCCGAGGCCAGCGACCGCCGCGCGCTGGAGAACCGACTCAAGCCCCTGCTTGCCGCGCCGCCTGAGTTGATCTCGATCCAGAGGAAGGGGCTACACCCCTATGACGCCGCGAACAGGCTGCTGGTGCTGGCGTTCAGTAACGAGCGCGCCGCCATCTCACTGCCCAGCGATGATCGACGCTGGTTCGTCCTGTGGTCCGAGGCTGAGATCATGCCCCCTGACGCCGCCGCGCGACTGTGGGCCTGGTACGCGGGCGGTGGCCTGGCGAGCGTGGCGGCCTGGCTCCACGCCCGTGATGTTTCGACGTTCCAACCTGGCGCCGCGCCGCCGATGACGGAGGCCAAGGCCATCATGCTGCAGGCCGGGCTCTCGGGTTCTGAGGCGTGGCTGGTGGAGCAGATGACGCATCGCGTGGGCCTGTTTGCCCGTGGCGTGGTGGGCGGCCCTTGGCAGGGGTTCTTGGAGGGCCTGCAGGCCCGCGCGCCGGCCCATATCAAGCTGGTAGTCCCTGCCCTACTGCACGCCTTCCGTGAAGCGGGTTGGGAAGACATGGGCCGGGTTTACTCGGTCGAACACCCGACGAAGAAGCATGTCTTCCGCGCGGCCGATTGGACCGGCAGCAAGAGTGAGGCGCGCCGTCTGGTGGACCTGCCCGAGCCCAGCGCCGCCGATATCATCGCGCGGGTGAAGGGGTGAAAGAAAAGCCCGCCGGGCTTGTGGCCGGGCGGGCTGAAGGATCAGGAGAAATTGGCAGGCCCGACTATAAGTCAAGGATGATGATCAGTCCAGCGGCCAGCAGCAGGGCCAAGCCGGCCCAGATCATTCCTCCTCCGAATCGTCATCGTCATCGTCATCGTCGTCCGGGTACAGTTCCCGGCGTATCTCCTCCAGCTCCTCGGCGTTCAAAGGCCTGTCAGGGTCCATACAGGGCATGGCGGGTCCGTACATGGTTTGATACTTTCAAAATGGCGCCACTGGCGCATTGGTGGGATAGGGCACTGGCGCGCGCAGGGGCTTAGGGTCGGGCGCGTGGCCGGGAACGGGTAACGTGACGGGGAACGGCCACGGGCGGGGGCGTGGTGGCGTGGCGTGGTGCATAGGGTTGGATCGGCTCATGCTGGCACCGCCACAAAGTAGGTGCGGGTCGGGCGGATCACCACGGCGCCCGGTATCGTCGCGGCTCGCTTTTCAGCCTGCGCGCGGCTCATGTAATGGTAGGCGTACAAGTGTCCATCTACCATGCGCGCCAGCACGCGCGTACCGTTTCGAAGGGTTACGGTTTGCATGGTTTACCCCTTAATAGGTTTTGTATTTGACAGTGGCGCCGTCAATCCGCAGGGTGATCCGGCGAATATCGTTTCCGGGTTGATGGCATGCCGCCCAGTCGGCATCAGCGTATGCGGTAGTTGCATCATCAATTGTCGGAAACGTTTCCGTAATGCTTTCCCGTTTGTAATCTGTGGTGAGTGTGATCATGGTGTACCTCTCTTCAAGTGTGCAAGGGCTTGCGCCCGGGAATCGAATCGTCCAGATATCGGGGTCTGGTGCGGCCCCCTGACGATGAACCACCCGCCGAGAATGCGGGAATGAATGATGCGAATCATGGTGTACCCTCTCAAATAGAACGAATTGAAATGACACGCCGGGCATGCCCGGCAGCATGGTCAGCGATGACGATGCTGCGCGCGGCTTTGCTGGTGCCGGCACACAGCATGCAATCAGAGCACTGGGCCTTGCGGCCACCCTCGATGCTGGCAGGGCACGTAACCTCGAGGGGCTGACGGTCAACCCCGATGCTCACCCGGAAATAACGCATTCCCATTGCGGTAGCTTGTGCGGCCTCTGCAGCGGTATCAGCGGATGCCATCACTAGTGGCGACCATGCGCGCGCGTCGAAGCCTACGGATTGCCACTGGTGGGTGTACCCGACATGCCCGGCGGATAGGCTCACCAGTAGCGACCAGAGCTCTACCGGAGCTGCCGCAGGGTCACCGTACGTACCTAAGCGAAGCTTGCGACCACGCAACACGGCGCGCACTTGGTCAACCGATGTTGCGCGAGCGTAGGACCCGCGACGATACGCGCCGTAGACTGCCAGAACCGATCGGCCGACGTTAACGTAACAGGGCGCCGAGGTAAGCCCGGCCCGCTCGAGCATTTTCGCGATAAGGGGCCGATGGGGGCACAGGCCGCACACGCTGGCATCGTCGCCGGTCTTCAACGCGTCCGTAGGTGCAATGTCCGACCGGATGATGAACGATTGAACGAGGTTGCCGGTTTTGCCATTGGCGCTGGATTGATCAAGCCCTGTCAGGACCACCACAATGGGCTTGCCATCGATGATGGATGGACCATCGTAAACAATCAGGCTGTTGGTGTTTGCCATGGTGTACCTTAGTGGATTGGATTGGACTGCGATGCGTGGCGCATCCCATAGGCGCCCGATGGTGGCGCCTAGGCGGATGGGTCAGGCCGTTAGCTTTGCGATGGTCTTCCGGGCTTCCTCTACGGCTTCCTCTACCATGTCGCCGTAGTAGTCGCTGGATGCTACAAACTGGCTCACACTGTCATAGCAGCATCCCCCGAGGTATGTAGTGCCAAGCGTGATCCCTTCCTTCCGGGCTTCCACACGGGCCACAAAATAGACCCACACGCCATCGTTGATCTTTCGCAGTGTCTCCTCCCGTTCCTCCTCGGTTTCGTCCCAATCCGGGGGCATATCTTCCGGGGTTACGGAAAGAACAATCTCAAAACCTGCGGCGGTTTCCGTGTGTGCGGTTTCCCAATAGGTTCTCATGTTGGACTCCAATCAAATGAAAGCAGCGAGCAGAAGCCCGAGGGCTGCGCCGAAGGCGCATGCGAAAAAGACGTCACGGGTGCGGGTGCGCATGGTGTAGTGCTCCGATGATGGGCGGGGATCGCTCCCCGCCCGGGTTGATTTAGCAGATGAAGTCGGGGTGGCGCTGGCATTCCATATCTGCAGCGACGCGGGAGAGTTCGATCTTGGAGCGATTCGTCATTGCCGCGCGGATCAATGCAGACATGGATCGTGCGAGGGTGCCGGTATCGACAAGGCCTGCTGCGTGCCACTGCTGCAGCTTGTTCACTTCACGTTGTTCTGACTTGTTCATGATATGCGCTCTAGGCGGTTGGTTGAAACATCCATAATGTACGGGATTGTCGTTCACCTTGTAAAGTGTAGGGGCTTTGCCAATCGTATGATGATTGTCAGGACATCCCGTTACCTAAGTTGGGGCAAGGGGATTAGATAGTGATCTAGGTGCGAAACTAGGTATCGACTAGGCGCCGTCTGCGCCTCTCTCCACCGAGGGGGCTATGCTTTATAGGTAGTCTAATCTATACCATACCAAGAAAAGTAAAAAGTAATAAGTATACTGACGATCACGGCCACGCACGCTCCCGGCGCGGCTTCGATATGCTATGCCCAGAGCGCCTACCGTAGCCTATACCCTCAAGACCACAAGCGCGCAGCTTCGCGCCCCTAAGGCCACATAGGCGCATGGCATGGCATAGCCTAGATCACCTAGCACCAAGGTGGCCTTGTCTCCCAGGCCAGCGACCCGGTTAGGCGTGACCTAATGACCTAGCTGGCGGCAGACTGCAGACGGCAGACGGCGTGCGGCCAGGCGCCAGGATGGGGGGAGGGGAGGGCCGGCGACCTGAGCGGTCAAAAACGAAGGGGTCGCAAACAATTTTTATTTTTTGAGGCCGTAAGCAAAAATTATTTTTGCAAACACAAACGGAAAAGGCTTACGCTATACTCAGATCGCCATGTTCAAGTCGCTCCCGCTGACCATCCGCGAAGTCAAAGCCACGGAGGCCGTGCTGAACCGCGTGTATGACGCGGCGAAGCTGGGTTTGAAGGGCGACAACTTGGCGTTGGCGGCTGGGTTGTTGCCGAGCGAGTACCGGCGCTTGCGCGAATTGGACCCGATCGCGGAGTTGGCTGAGCAGAAAGGGCGCGCGGATGGCGAAATCGCCATGTCCACGGTGTTGCATGATGCGGCAATGAACGGCGACTCCAAGGCGGCGCTTGAGATACTGAAGCACGCTCACGGCTGGGTGGCCAAGCAACAGGTACAGATCGACGTGGCGCAGCAGATCAGCATTACGGCAGCGCTTGAGCAGGCGCAGTCGCGGGTGTTGGAACTCGTACATGAGGTGACGGATGCAAGAGCCCCGGTTCTCGGCGGACCAAGAGCAAGGCTTGATGGCCAGGCTCTGGAGTCCGGCGATAGCGAACGACCCTGAGAAGTTCGTACTGTTCGCGTTCCCGTGGGGCGAGAACGGCACGCCGTTGGCCAAGCACAAAGGGCCGCGCGCGTGGCAGCGTCAGGTGCTGCGCGACATCCGCGACCACATCGCCAAAAACCAGACCATAGACGCCTACCAGGTGCTGCGCATGGCCACGGCGTCAGGTCGGGGCATCGGCAAGTCGGCGCTGGTCAGTTGGTTGGTGGTGTGGATGCTGACCACGCGCATCGGCGCCAGCGTGATCGTGTCGGCCAACAGCGAGGCGCAGCTCCGCAGCATCACTTGGGCCGAAATTACGAAGTGGCTGGCGATGCTGATCAACAACCACTGGTGGGAGATCAGCGCGACGCGGATCACGCCGGCCAAGTGGTTGAGCGAGATCGTCGAGCGCGACCTACGCAAGGGCACGCGGTACTGGGGCGCGGAGGGGCGGCTGTGGTCGGAGGAGAACCCCGACGCCTACGCCGGCCTGCACAACAGCGACGGCGTGCTGCTGATCTTTGACGAAGCCAGCGGCATACCGGACACGATCTGGGACGTGGCGCAGGGCTTCTTCACGGAGAACACGCCGCACAGGTTCTGGCTGGCGTTCAGCAACCCCCGGCGCAACCAAGGGTACTTTTACGAGTGCTTCAACGCCAAGCGGGCGTTCTGGAACACGCGGCAGATCGACGCCCGCACGGTCGAGGACACGGACAAGAGCGTCTACGAGCAGATCATCGAGGAGTACGGCGAGGACAGCCCGCAGG